TCAGTACGCCTCGAGGAAGTTCTTCAGCAACTGGTGCCCGTGCTCGGTCAGGATCGATTCCGGATGGAACTGCACGCCCTCGATCGGCAGGGTCTTGTGCTTCAGGCCCATGATCTCGTCGCGGCTGCCGTCCGGCTGCTGCGTCCAGGCGGTGACTTCCAGCTCACTCGGCAGCGTCGATTCCTCCACGATCAGGGAGTGGTAGCGCGTCGCGGTGTAGGGCGAGGGCAGGCCGCGGAACACGCCGGTGTCGGCGTGGTGGATCGGGCTAACCTTGCCGTGCATGACCTCGCGGGCGCGCTTCACCACGCCGCCGAAGGCCTGGCCGATGGACTGGTGGCCCAGGCAGACGCCGAGGATCGGGAACTGCCCCTTGAGCCGGTCGATCAGTTCCAGGCAGATGCCGGCCTCGTTCGGCGTGCAGGGACCCGGCGACAGGATGATGTGGCTGGGCTTGAGCGCCGCCACCTCGTCCACGCTGATCTGGTCGTTGCGGTGGACCACGACCTCCGCACCCAGCTCGCCGAAATACTGGACGAGGTTGTAGGTGAAGGAGTCGTAGTTGTCGATCATCAGGATCATATCAAGCATAACCTCTTGATTCTGCCGATATGATCAACTTTTATTGCCGAAACATACCCGCTTAAGTACCCGCTTTTTGTTTTCCTGGGACCGGCCGAGGCCGCCCCTCGCGGGCGCACATTGTACGGGAGCCCAGGGCCGCGGATTGAATTTCGAGGCCGATCAAATCCATGCGCCATCGGCCATGGATGCCTGACGCCCGTCAGGTATAAATTGCCGGTCCCATGAGGCGATTCATCTATGTCGGGACCAAGCTGACCTGCACCGCCTGTGACTGGACGGTGGAGATCGACATGCCGTGGATGCTGCGCACGGCGCGCAAGCTCTATGGAGATCGCTGGGAACGGCGCCTGCCAGATGATGTGGTGCCGCGGTTGCGGTGCACCAGGTGCCGCGCCAAGGGACGGCTGTACTTCGTGACGCCGCCGGAGAAGGAGGCGCCGCGGCGGCTCTGTCCGCACTGTGGGGGCGCCGGATCGATCGCAGACCTCAAGCCGCCGCCCTAGCCGTCCCCGATCATCTCCTGATTGCGCGCGTAGCCGGCGATGTCGACCAGGCTGTCCCGGTGTCCCGGGGTGTTCGCCAGCCGGGATTCCTTCTGCAGGCGGTTCAGGGCGCAGACGTCACCGGCGGTGAGTTCGATCGGCAGGCCGGTCCGGCGCCGCAGCCAGGCAGTCCAGATCGCCGCGGTGCAGCCGTGGTTGTCCTTGGGGTGCCCGTAGTCCTGCTGCCGGGCGCCATCAACGACGCGCTGGGCTTCCTGGAGAATCGTTTCGCTCATCCGTATGTCCTCTTGTGCAGGTAGGTTCCGATCATCGATCCGAAGCCGCCGCCGGCGCCGATGCTGAAGGCCAGCAGGGCAAGGCCCCATGTGCTTTCGGCGGTGCGGGCGACGTTGGCCACGATGAAAACTTCGCAGAAGCCCATGGCGATGCTGACGCCGGGCATGCGCAGGTACTGGGCCGCCATGACCTGCCGCTGCTGGGTCGCCTTGAGCCCGATGTAGACGAGCGACACCACGAAGGCGAGCAGGTAGTTCACGCCGCCAGCCTCGCCATTTCGAGCCCGCAGACGTTGCGCCCGACGATCCCATGCTCGCGGTGCAGCGTGATCTGCTGCATTTCCCGGTTCGCGCCATAGCCCTGCGCCGCGTGCCAGGCATCCGGCGGCGCCAGCGTGTTGAAGGATTCGAACAGGCAGCCTCCAATCTCCTCCGCGCTCTTGTGGTGAATGTGCCCCGTCCAGAAATAGGCGTGGCGCGCCCTGCCCCATGACTCGCGCTTGTCCCGCGTCATCGCCTCGTACAGCTGCTGGCGCTTCACCCGGTCGCCGTGGTGCACGCCGATCAGGACCTGGCCCCACTCGACGTAGACGAATTTGCCGACATTGGGCAGCACGCGTACGCGCGGCTCCCGGTGGTAGTAGGCCTCCAGAATCTTGTTCAGGAACATCGCCGCGTCCGGGTCATGATTGCCCCGGGCGTTGACGATCCAAACCTCCTGGTGCCGCTGCAGCATCATATGTACGGCATCGCGGAACACCGCGACAGCACGGTCCACGACCTGGGAGAAGCGCCCATCCGTATCGAGGGCATGCTTGCTCGACGGCGTCTGGCTGGTGGTGTCATTGGCGTGCAGGAAGTCGCCGACGTTGACCAGCATTCCGACTCGGGATCTCGGAGACGAGGCGGTCAGGTGCCGGAACGCGCCGCGCAGGTCGTTGCAGCCGATGGATGTGTCGAAGTCCTCCGCGCCGGTCTCGTCCTTCCAGGCGTACATGCCGAGGTGGGCGTCACCCACCACATAGGCCGAGAGAAGGCTGGCGTCCTGCCCCGACTTCAGCGTCGGAATCGGCTTCGCTGCCCCCTTCACCCCGTCGGCCAGCTCGACAGCGAACGCGCGCAGCAGCTGTTCCCGCGCCTCGTCGTCCTGCTTGGTCTTGACCCACTGCAGGACAGGTTGGCCGTCGCGGTAGAGCGTGCTGTGGCCCTTGGCGATGAATCCCGGGGCAACCGGGTGATTCAGGTCGTGCTCCGGACTGTAGCCGGCGGCCGCAGCCTTCTTCTTGAGGCGCTCCAGCAGCTCGTAGAGCTTCCTGACGCTGGTCCCCAGGTGCGTGGCCGCCTCCTGCACGGAGCGGCCCTCCAGCGCATCCAAAGCCTCATGCTGGCGCTGGGTGTCGCAGTAGCTTCGCAGCTGCTGGTAGTCGTATCTGGCGCGGGTTGAGGCCATGCTCAGTCCTCGAAGGTCATGTCGTGGTTGACCTCAAGGGCCAGGGAGTGCACGGCGCCGTTCAGGGCCATGCCGGAGCCGGCCTCGTAGCCGAAGTTGGAGACGACATCGCCATCGACAATCCACGTCGCGGCGATGGCAGAAATGACGCCTGCCTCAGCCTCTGCCCGGATGGCATCGAGCATGTCGAGGATGTGCTGCGGGGTCTTGCGCTCGGCCTGCTTCGGCGGCACCAGGGAGACGACGGTCATGGAAACCTCCGGGCATGAAAAAGCCCGCGCGGAGCGGGCTCGGAGGCAACCTGAATCAGCTGTCAGGTTGCGGACTCTCTGATCTGCTGGAATCCTCAGCTATTCGCCGGAGAATCCCATGAGAAAGCTCATCGCTGTTTGCTGTGCCCTGCTTCTATCTGCCTGCGGCGGCGGCGGAGGTGGCGAAAGCGGCCCGCCCCAGTCGCCAGGCGGCGTTTACACGGGCACCTTCCATTCCAACGCCGCCAACGTGACGTTTCCCGTCAAGGGCGTGGTGAGCGAGGCTGGAAGATTCTTCTTTGTCGATCTCGACAATGGGCCGATTTACCAGGGAGCAGGCAACACAAAAGGCGACAAGTACGATGGGTTCTTCAAAGCCTTCGCTCCCGATGGCTTCGAGTTCATCAACGGGGATGCAGTGACCGAAGGCCCTATCCTGGGCACCATTGATGAGCGCGGCACACTCATCGGCACCTATCGCGCGCAGGGAGGAGACACCGGTACATTCAACCTGACCTACGTGCCGGCGGAGTACGAAATTGCCTCGTCGCTCGGCCTTCTGGTAGGAACCTGGAACTCGACTAACGATGGAGTGACGTCGACCATCACCATTGCCGCGAGTGGCAAGTTTACCGGCACTGACAGTGACGGCTGCACGTACTCCGGCACCGTTTCCCTTGTCGACCCTGACTTCAACGCCTACCACGTCACGACGAATCAGGTCTGCGGCGGGACCACCAACGGAATGGGCGGCGTTCTGACCTATACCCCGGCTGTTGGCGCTGGCAAGCCTACGTTCGCCGTGGGCCTGGGCGGGGTGAAGGTCGGCATTTTTGCCATATTCACCAAAAGCTGAGCGCTCCGCCGCTTTATTAAGGAGCCAGCGGCTCGTCATCGGCCGTGGCTTCCTCTTCATCAGGAAGCCCGGCCTTCCCTGCCGCAATCAGTGCGAACGCCTCCATAGCAAGCCGCCGCTGATTGCCGGAAAGCGTGTTCAGCTTCGCGGAGAGCTTGAGCAGGTCGTCCTGGCCCGCAGACACCAGTATTTTCGCCAGCTCCTGCGGTGTTGCCTGCGGCCCTGCGAGGCGGCTGTAGTGCCCGACGATCTGTCCGGGGTGGCGGCCAGTCGCAACCAGGCGCTCCAGCTTCTCAACGTTCGCGCGAGTCATGCGCTGCGCCGTGTTTCGAGCCAGCTGGCCGCCCATGAGGGCCGCTGCCGCGCCCGGGCCGCCTGCAACCGAGCCGCCCGCAGCGGCGCCGATCAATGATCCGACCACGTTCGTAGCAGAACCCTCTGCGGGGCCGAATCTGCCGAGGAATTTGGCGATGTTTTCCCCGGGGCCACCCCGCACAATGCGCTTCATTGCCTCCCGCTCATCGGGAGTGAAGCCGCGAAGGCGCTTGGGGCTGTTGAGGATCGCCCGGAACTGCGTTCGGAGCCCGTTTTCGTAGCCGCTGGCTTGGTTTTTGGCCTTCTCGACAGCCTCTTCGATGACACGCAGCTTCGACTGCCGATGCCAAAGGCCTCGCGCGGTCTCCAGCACCTCGCCGGCGCGCGCTGCATCGCCAGAAACGACATCGGCAACCTTGAGATCGCCAATCATGTCGTCGTACTGATCGATCAGCCGCGATGCGATGCGCCTTTCGTCTGGCTCCAGGCTCTTTGCCGCAGCTCCAAGGATGCGCCGCTGCTGCTCCATGCGTGACAACGTGGGAACGTCAGTGGCCAGGTCATCGAAAGAGTTCAGTGCAGCGGCGACCTTCGGGTGAATGTGAGAGTTGAACCCCTCGGACTTGGCTGCATTCGTCAGGGCCGACTGGATTTGTCCGGCTTTCTGAGCGGTCAAGGTAACACCCAGGTTGTCCGCCTCATCGAACGCCTGCCGCGCCGCGGCTTCCAGTTCCTCGCGAGTCGGCGCCAGGCGAGCAACCTCCTTCGTTGCGCTGCGCTTGGCGATGGTGTTGGCCACGGCATTGCCAACCTTGCTCGCCACAGGCGCGACAACAGCACCGACTGCAGCGCCCTTCCCTGCTCCTTCCAGTCGCTGCCCCGGCTCTGCGGCACCGGCCCCAAACGCCGCACCTTCCGCCGCGCCAACGCCAGAGATCGCCGCGGTTTTGCCGAGAGCTGTCGTGGGCGCTAGCTTCGCCAGCAGCTTTGCCCCACCGACGCCACCGGTGGCCACCGCGCCGCCGATGTTGGCGGTCGTGGCTGCAACTGGATGATCTTCCTGGAACTGGCCACGCTCCGCGCCGTAGAGGCCGCGCATGTCCCGATAGATGTCGGCCACAGACTCGCCCGTTCTCGGAGAGAGCCCAACCAACTGAGAGCCCTTCGCCGCTGCAGCAGCGAGGCCCAGGCCCAACTCGTCCGCGAACTCGAAGGTAGCCCCGCCCAGGGCTTCACGCCCGAGACCGAGGCCATACCCCACCTTCGGCCCTTCCTTTGCCTTCGGAGGAGGCGCGACACCAAATCGATCGGCAAACTCCTCGAACGGCATGTCGGAGTAGTGGGCGGCATGGAGCTTGGTGGCCAGCTCGCGGTCCGACATGTCGTCGTATTGGGGGTACTGCTGGCGGAATTCGTTGATTTTCACTGGCTTCCTCTTTGCGAACGAAACCTGACTCTCTCGTCAGGTTGCCCGGGCATGGCTGGAATGGAATCCTCTCGGATCGCCAATCGGGGGATTTATGGCAGAAAGACCGGATGTCTCACTCAACGCCGTAATTCAAGTTGGGACTCAGCGCGCTGTGGTGCTCGCCCTCTATCCCAGCGGCCTCATATCCGTGGGGTATCAGCAGGACGGCGCTGCCATCGTCAAACAAGACGCGCTATGGGATGGGCATCAATGGGCGTTCGAACCCGGTTCAACCGGACGGCGCCTGTTTGGTCCAGAAGCGGAACCTGTGTTGCGGGCGCTGCGGTAGTCACGAACTCCATCGGGTGACGGGCCCCCAACAGGGACTCGCACCAGCTAAGTACATGATCAATATGCTCAAGAGCCGCCTCTTGGAAGCCCATGAGCATGAACTGTTTGACCTGGCCGGCCTCGTTGAAGGCCCGCAGAGCATGGTCCCGGTCAGTAGGGTCGGTGATCATATTTTGCTCCTGCCAACGTTTTGATGAGAGAATGAACCCATGAACTGGAGATTAGGCACCTCTCGAATCGCACTCGGCCTGTGGGCAATTTGGGCTGTCGGCCTTCTCGCGCTTGTAGTAGGCGGCGACAGCCCCAGAGAAGATTTCCTCTCAGCAGATTTCCTTTTCCTGCTCTTCGGCCCACTCGTCGCCTTTGTGTTCCTGGGCTGGTTCATCAGCTGGGTCATCGAGGGCTTCAAGGCGCCCGAGTAACTCAGCGAATCCCCAGCGGATCCGCTTTGCCCCCGCCCTGACCACCAGGCGCTGCACCGCTTCCCGGGCCCTGCAGGCCGTTGCGCGAATCGCGCAAAGTGCGGCCGTAGGAATTCTCAATGGTCCAGAGCGATTCCTCATGCATGCGAGCAAGATTCTCTGATGCCTTGCCGAGCGCATCGATCTGCATCAGCAGAGCATTCGGATCATTCGTGTCAGGCATCATTGCGTCCATCGCACGCTGCGCGTCACCTTCGGTCTGAACGCCCTTCGCCAGCATCAGGTAGTCGCCGCGCAACTTCTCGCGAATCTGCTTGAGCCGTAGCAAACCCCGAGTATTTGCATCAGTTCCGAGCCCGCTCTTGTTGGCGGCATAGGCATATGCCCGATCAACGGGCCCCGTCTTCAGCGGCTGCGCATCGACCATCTTGCCCTGCTTGTAATCGAACACGCGCCCGCCGCCACTGACCAGTTCGCGCGCGCTCTGCAGCGTCGTCCGCATGTTCTCCGCGGCGCGCAGCCCTTCACGCGCGTCGGTGGCCTGCTTTAACACAGCAGCCGGCACAGGCTTGCCGTAACCAGGCATCTGCACCAGGCGCCCTTCCTCATCGAAGGTGAAGCCACCGCCGCCGCCAGAGCCCTGCAGCCCCTTGCGCCGCGTGTAGTCAATCTCGGCCAGGGTCTTCTGATTCCCGAGGTGCTTGCCCTCGACATCGAGACCATAGGCGCGCCGCACAAGCTGCGGGTCGGGCGCGGTCTCACGCTTATACCCGCGCTCCCACGCATTGTGGGCGCGCGCGCCTTCGTTGTCTTGATAGCCGCCCAGGACATCGGCATGGCCACGATCACGCTCCAAGGCTGCCTGTTCCGGGGTCTTCATCCCAGCCGTCTTCGTCGCGCGGTCCTTAGTGTTGTAGTCGGCCGCGCCGATCGTGTCGTTCAGCCCCGCCTCACCAGCCTGGCGTGCGAGCGCGGCATCGGGGCGCGAGTCCTTCCGATAATCGAAGTCGCTCTGCTCTCGGTCATCCGCCCTCTGCCGCAGCCCGAACTCCTGCTGGCGGAACTCGTTGTCCTTGTCACGCTGCTGGAGGTCGGAAACGAAGCTCCAGCCCCGAAGCAGGCCGTCCATGAAGCCTTGGTTGCGATAGCCGCTCACTGCACACCTCCCGGCCCCATCAGGCCCATACGCTCGCCCTGTCCCTGCATCGGCGGCATCTGCTGCTCTTCGCCCGACTCGGCGCCCTGCAGCTGCGCCAGCACAGCCTCGCGCCCGCCGGCCCGCTCCAGGCCCTGCGCAAGCATCGAAGCGCCGCGGAGGCGGTCGCGGACGGCCTGCGCCGGTAGCTGCAGCACTTCATCAGTCTCGGCCGCCGTGCGATTTTTTGTCGCTGGCGCCTGGTACTCGTAAACCGTGCCGTCAGGCTGCTCGGCCTGGATCGACAGTTCCAGGGTGATCATGCCGTCCTCCGACTCATAGGCGCGCTCGAGGCGCTTGGAGACAATGGTGTCACCATTGGGCAGCTGCTCGCCGACGCCGTGCTGCAGCTCGCGGCTGAAGAGCCGGTTGGCGAATTCGTACAAGCCATCGGCTGTAAGGTCGCCGCCCGGCTTGTCGTCGTTCAACATCGCGTCGATCTGCATTGCCTGCTGGCGGAACTGCGGGTCATCAAACTGCCGGCCGAAGTCGCTGCTGAGGAACTCGGCGGCCTTCTTCATTTTCTCTTGCATGCCCGCTCCTTAGAACAACTCGTTGGCCAGCAGACCGATGCCGGCGCCCACCAGGGCGCCCACTGGGCCGCCGACCATGCCTGCCGACATACCAGCGCCGACGGCTCCGCCAAGTCCGGCGCCCAAGCCCATCATGCTGCCCTTCTGCGCCTGTTCCGCCTGCTTGAACTGCTGCCGCTGCTGGTTTCGCACCTGATCGCGATCAGCAACCTGGTCCCAGAGCTGATCGGATTCCTGCTTTGCCGCAAATCCGGTACCGAGAAGTCCGTTCACTGTCCGCCTCCCTGCAAGCCGTAGCGCTGGCCACTGCCGGTCATGATCCGCATGTCTCTGTTGTCGAAGGCGCGATTGGCGCGGTTCGCCGCATTCACATCGGCGAGGCCATAGGACAGGTTGCGCTGGCGGTCATAGGATTGCTTCTGCGCCGGGCTCAGACTCAGGCCGTAACTCGCGAGGCGGTCCTCGAAGGCGCGGCCACCACCTTGGAACGCGCGCTCGACGTGCTGGCGTGCCGTGGCGATCCCGGACTGGCGCATCTGCGGGTTGTCGTACATCGAGATCAGCCTGTCCTCGATGGGCCGCACCGTCTGCTTGTAGCGGTTCCAGTCCGCTCGGGCGATGGCGGCGCGGATCTTGGAGGCGTAGTTCTTGTCACCGGGATCAATGCCAAAGGCGTTCGATGCGGATGACGCGGTTTGGTTGAGTCCAAACATTTCGTTCTCCTCAGAAGTTGTACTGCTCGACGACCGGGCCATTGCTGGAAATCGGGGTGCTGAGGCCCATCTTCTTCCCCCACGCGTCAGACCCAACGCCAGGTCCAATGCCCTTCAGGCCGTAAGCCGTCGCAAGGCCAACCCCGGTGCCGATCGCGTTCATGTTCGCTGCGCGATTGCTGAATGCCGTCTGCGCATCGGAGAAGGCCTGGCGCTGCGCCACATCAGCCGCTTGCGACATGCCCTGCAGCGCGTTCGAACGCTCGCCGCGGCCCATGTCGATCAACGACTGCAGGCCGGCGGCGTACTGGTCATCGATCAGCGAGTCAACATCAGCCATGCCCTGCCCTGTCGACTGCGCACGATCCAGCGAGAACCCGCCGAGCCCCATGGCGAAGCGCCCGGATCCGGGTCCGCCACTACCTGCCATCAGGCTGCTTTCCAGGCCCCGCTCTGCGCGCCCGAAGGCCTGCGCGTAGTCAGCGTTGGCGCTGCCCAGGGCTTCCATGCGGCGCGGCTCAACGTCCTGCATGTCCTCGAAGAACTCCTGCTGCAGCGGCAGCCAGCGTTGCCGCCAGTCGTCGTACGACTCGGCGGCGATTCCCGCGAGTTCCCGCTCCTCGGCGGTTTCGCCGGGTGCTTTCGGTTTGCTGCCCATGATCAGAGCCTCACTTGGTATTCGACGGCCCGCAGTTCCCAGCGGGAGTTCAGGATGCGCTCGAAGCCCCGGCGCCGGGTGCGGAACGCAAGGGTCTTGGCGCCTGCCTTGCGCGCCAGGCCCTCAAGCTCAGGCAGGTACAGGTTCGCGAGGTCCTTGCCGCCCTCGCCGTATCCGAGCCAGATCAAGACCTCCGGCTCTCCGGTGTCGTCGCGGACATAGCGCTTGAGGACGACGAAGCCATGCTCGCAGACGTAGAGATGAGCCTTGCCGTGCCGGCAGTCGGCGTAGACGTCTTCGGGACGCTCACCGTCACCCACCATGATGTCGGCGACGTGGCCCTTGATGCGGTCCCAGTTCTGGCGGATGTCGGCGGGCTGAAGCGTCATGGTGGTTGTCAGACCCCAAGAGCAATAGCCCGAGCATTGCCCACGAGCGCGTATGAATTTTCCCCGACTATCAGGGTGCCGCCCAGAGTACAGTTTACCGGCTCAGAAAGTTCAATTAGGAATGCCGGGTTGTTATCACATCTCGCTGCCGGGTTGTTTATGGTCACCACTAGCTCGAAGCCGAATGTGTCCGGAATTTCGCCTTCACCTGGATCGGTTCCCGGAAGTTCGATGATCTGATCCACGCCGATGTAGTCCACACCAGCTACATAGCTGGCGTCGATTGTGCGCACGCGCACCGAGCAAGGGCTAGTGCTATTTGCGTAAATCATCGCGTAAACAAACTCAGTATCGGCGCCGCCACAGTCCGGTGCAGTGAATCCAAAATCGCGTTCGCCAACGCTGGCGTAGTCGAAAAATCCCACTGCCGGCTGAGTTGGTGGCTCAGGCTGAGGGCGAATATGGACGTAGCCGTAGCTCATTGTGCGTCCTGCGCGTCCGGCCAGTGCCACTTGATCGCCGCGTACAGTGCTGCGCGGCTACCGTCACCGATGCCCGGGTAGGCCGGTACCGCCGCCTGCGCCGCGACGCCATTCTCCGGGGCTGCCTCTAATGCCGGGATCGCATCGCGGGCGTCGTAGTCCAGGTGTATCCACTCCGCCTCCGGGCCGAACGGCATGGCACCGACAGCGCGGCGGGCGGCCTCATCGAGGTAGGGGTTCATCCGAACCTCGCACTGCTTCATGCAGTCGTTGATGCGGCGCTCGCCGATGTTCCAGTAGGTCAGCGTGACGCCGAGCGCCGTCGGCTTACTTCGTAGCAGTGCCATCAGTCTTCTCCCTGTTATCCCTCTTCAGTTCGGCGACTTCTGCCATGAGCGCACGGATCGTCTCCTGCGCGCCAGCGAGCTGGGCCGCCACAATAGCGGCCTGATCCAAAGCGGCATTTCGCTGGGCCGCATAGACGTTTATGAGGTGCTGCGCGTTCACTTCGTTGCTCATGCTCCAATCGCTCCGTGGGAAATGAGATCGTCAATCAGTGCTTTTACCCGCTCGGCCAATTCCGGCAGCGTGACGGTAGCCGTGTCGAAAGTAGTTCTGGTCGCTGTCCCGGTAGGAGCCGTCCATCCGGTCTTCCGCGATCCCAAAACTTGGTTGGCCCCGACTCGATATGCACTCGCCAGAATGTTCAGGCCGTTGACGACTAGGTTGGTGCCATCGCTCCAGATATCACCAGTGTTCGGCGCCGATGGGGCCGTGCCGCTGCGGATGCGGGCAGACGCACGAGCTGTGGTCGATGCGCCGATGTCTATGACGGCAGTCGGGACGGTTGCCCCAAGGCCGAGGAGCCCTGCGATGTAGTTCTGCGCGGTGCCCTCGAGGTACAGATTCCACTGGTTAGTCCCCGCGGCCTGGCGCAAATCTAAGCCGCGGACAAAGCCTGATCCCGCTGTCTGCGCCAGCATTCGGAAACCGGTGAAATTTGCCGAGCCCGCGCGGCCAGCATTGCTGACGTTATAACCGATCTGGCTGCCAGTAATTTCTCCAGAGGAAACCCCACCGCTAGTAACGTTGTAGTAAGTGGCCGTGCCTGTAATGTTCCCTGATCCCTGTAGCTGTAGCTGCGCCCGGAAGACTTCCGGGTCGGCAAGGGCCATTGCATTGTTGAGCCGGATTACGCCAGCGAAAGCTGTAATCGACCCCAAAGTCCCCGATGTTCCACTGACTACCGCATTGCCTCGAAATCCAATCAAGGAACTGGCTGTCGTGTTGGTCCCGGTAATCACCAACTCGCCTAGCACTCCACAAGTATTGGTGGTTCCTCCTGGGTCTAGCGATGCTTCGGCGCGAAAGACATTGTTGAACGACACCCCGGAAGGGAATGTTCCAGCAAACCCGACCCCCGACAGGCTGGCGCCAACGGTGTAATTCGCCGTATAGATGCCTGCATTCCCAAGAATCTTGAGGCCGCCGCCGACCGTTATCGAGGTCCCATCGTGCCAAGCATCAAAGACCGTTGGAGATAGAGGAGCAGCGCCGGCCTGAAACTTCAGTGGCACCAGAGACGTTGTGCCGGGCGCCAGTACTAGGCCGCCGGTCATCGTGTCGCCAGCCTTCTCGACCCAGATGTCCCCGGCACCTCCCGCTGCTAGGCCAAGCCCCGTCCGCCATGCGGCCTCGCTGGCGTAGTTCAGCGCGCCAATAGAGAAGTCGCTGATCGGCTTGGCTTCCAAGTCCCCGGTGCCGGCCCGAGCCGGGAGCGTATTCGCGGCGAAAGTTACCTGCGAGAACGCGTCCGCGCCCGTACCGATAGTCAGGGAATTCGCGGCAATAGTAAGCCCGGCCAGAGCCGTCAGTGTCGCGTCCAGCGGCTGGTAGCCAGCTACTGTAGCGCCGGTGATCGTGACGCCGCTGATATCGCCGCCGGTGATGTTGACGGCGCTGGCGTCCTGCAGTGCCATGCTGCCGAGCTCATCGATCGTCAGCGTGGTCTTGGCCCAGACCGCCGCTCCCACGGAGGCATCGATCAGCAGGAAGATTTCCTTGGAAGACTGGTTGTACCACTTCGAGCCTTGCGAGTAGCCATCCCCGCCGTCGTCATTAACCGTGGGGTCAGTGGTTGCCGTGAGATTGTCCAGCGGCGTCGGCAGGATCGGGTACTGGTTGCCGAGGTGGTCGTTCAGGATGATGGCTATACGGTCTGCGGAAACGACCTCGTTGAGGAAGGTTCCATCTGCCGAAGGGGCCATGAGGCTTTCTGCGATCCTCTTCCTGCGAATGCCGGGAATAGCCATTTCTTCTCCTAGACTTCAATAACTCGGCCATCGCCATCAGCGCCGAATTCGTCTGACCAGCCGTCTTCAACGGCAATGATCTTTGCCTCCCCTTCGGCGCCCGTGTAAATTCCGTGTGCCGAGTTACCGCAGCCGATCACCGCCATCGAAGGATCGATAACGCCGTCGGCCCGCGAGGCGACTACTCCGGCGATCGCTTCGTCTCGCACGCTGATCGCCTGGCGCACCGCAAGCAGTGCGCCGGCGCGCGCCAGAAAGACGGTGTCGGGGTCATTGCCCAGCAGGATCGGCTCCCCGATCAGCACCAGCACTCGCTGGGAGTCGATGGCGATGCCGATGCGGCGGAGCCAGGCATCAGAACCGGGATCGTCGGAGAGCGCGCCATCGGCGCCGGCGTAGAGGATGTCGCCATCCGCCCATGACCAGGCCGCGGAGGTGACGATGTCGCCGTCCGCCGCGAGGGAAACCTTCCCCTCGGGTCGCGCCGCGTATACAAGGCCGGCCACCGCCGCGGCGTGGGACTCCGTACCGGTGTCGGCGCGGATCGCCAGCCCGGACACCAGTGCAATCACATCTCCGACACTCAGCGCCTCGCCAGCGAGCAGCTCCGAGCGCGGCCGGCCCGCCTCCGAGGGCGTAGTCGGCTTGATCTGCGCGATCAGCTTCAGCAGTTCCTCGCGGAGGGCCGACAGACTGGTGCCAGCAGCGTCCTGACTCAACTCCATGCGCTCCAGGCGGATACGGATGGCGTCGATCGCCTCGGCTGCAGCGCGCGCGCCGCCGGGCGTGGTGAACTCCCGAGGCTTCTGGATGGCAGGAGTGCGATTGGCCACTACGCCAGCTCCTCCATCTCTTCGGCGATCTGCACTTCCTGCACGCGGGAGGTGCCAGAAAGCTCGCATTCGAGGGTGTAGCGGCAGACGTCAGCCGGCAGCACGAACTCTTCCTCGGACAGGATCTGCTTCGTGAAGTAAACCGTCCCGTCCTTGAGCAGTTTCAGGGTGAGATCGTCGTAGTCCGCGGCGCGCACCTGGGCGGCAGCGAACGACGTGGGGCGCGGCAGCTTGATCAGCTTCGAGCGCCACTGGTACGGGAGCTTGTAGGTACTCTCGTCCCAGGCCCAAATCTCGTTTTCGTTGACCAGCAACAGGCGGCTGGTGAGCGCGTCACTGAACGCGGCCTGAGCCCAGACGTCGGTGAAGATGAGCCCGAAGCCGCCCTGCTTGGCGTCGAGGATGAATCCGCCCTTGTCACCGTTACCCTTGTCGTAGAACCCGAAGTAGCGGTCGTCGTGAGCGATGCCGTAGATCGATTCCGGGTTCAGGGCCTCCCACTGCTCGCGGGTCAGCAGCTGGTCGGTCAGCAGGATCGGCGCACCCTGGCCATTGATAGCCACCAGGCCGTCCGGCGATGCATAGACGATGCCGAAATCCTTGAGATTGGTGACACTGCGCTTGCTGCTGCAGGCGTAGTGATACTCCAGCTTGCGCATCGACACCGCATCCGGCGCGTATCCGGTCGCGATGTAGGGGTGCGACTCGGTCAGAACGATCAGGCTGGCGTCGATGGCGCCGATGGCCACGATCGGATAGTCCGTCGCCTGCCGGTAGTCCACCGGGAAGGCGTGATATCGGCCCTGGACCGAGAAAATCAACTCGTTCTTGGCGAATCCAGCCAGAAATCGGTTCGGCATCGCCAGCAGGCCGCGCATGTCGGTCGGCGGCAGGTCGAAAATCTGCGATTCCAGCACCCGGCCGAGGTCGAAATCGGCCTTGATGTCGGTATAGGACTCCGTCGCCAGCGGGATTTCGTCCACCAACTGGTAGGCGGTGCCGGAGCTACCTGTCACTGCCCGGTAGAGGCACTTGTGGGTGATCCCGTAGCCGTTTGGCGCCGTGGTTGGCGTGTCCACCTCGATAGGCGCGTTGTCACTGCGCTGCACGGTACGGCTGACCGGGCTCGGCGGGCCTTCTTCGTTGTAGACGTTCTTGTAGGTGTAGACGAAGTTGGTGAAAACGATCGTGTCCGAGTCTTCCGCCTCCGGAGCGACCACGGAGAGCGACACGTTGTCGACGTAGCTGCGCTCGCTGGTCTCGTTGGAGCGCGATTTGAAGCCGACGTAGGAGCCGTTGACCTCTATGACCGCTTCGTGGCCGGTTACTACTGCGGTTCCGGTGTCGAGATTGGTGACGGTAAGCTTGAGATTCGCCGACGATGCGCTGATCGTGTTCACGTCAACCACGACGCGGCACCATTTGTTCTTCAGGCTTGGGGCAAGAGTCGCCAGAACAGCGCCGGACTGATCGTCCCAGGCGTTGTACCGCATCAGGCGGCAGCCGCTGCTCCCGATGTTGACCGCCACGCCGTAGCCATCCGCACTGGCGTAGAGCATCAGATTGATGTTCTCGGCGGAACGTACGTCGGCCTCGATGTGGGCCTTGGGGCTCGTCGCGAGACCGATGTCCTTGTAGACGTAGGAGACGCTGTTGTTTTGCGTGAATCGCCAGCACGGCGCGGGACGCCCGAAGGTAGCGTCGACTTCCACCTTGGTGACGCCGGATTCAGGTCCTTTCAGCCAGCCATCGAAGCTGTCGCAGAAGTAGTTCTGGTCGAAGTTGGAACTGGCGAGCGTGATGGAATCGATAAAGGCGTCGTTCTCACCGGCGCCGACGCGCTCGAAGAGCATCACTAGGTCATAGGTCACCGCCTCGAGCGGGACCTCAGCGGAAACCGCGCGCTCTACCCAGGTGTTCGTCGGCGTCATCGCCTCAACGGTTTCGATGGTCTCGCTGAGCAGGGTGCTGCTGGCGTTGTAGAACCGCAGGCCCATCGCCGCCTTGCTGCCATTGGCGCCGCTGGCCTGCCACCACTTCAACTCGAGCTTCTGCTGCGGGAAAACGCCATCCGTTTCAAGCACGCGAGGCTGATGTGCTTCGGTATTCGCCGCCGCGGCGCCGCCGTAGAAATAGTAGTTCCCCTCCTTCGGGGTCTGACCGGCGACATCGTCGGCGTCGTGGACGTCGAGGTCGCCCTCATCCACCAGCCACCCCGTGGTATTGCCGGTCTCAGCTCCCGGGTTGTCGATCTCGACGTTCGATTCATCGGGCTCGGCAGCGTCCAGGGTCAGGACAGGGGCAACGGTCGGCGCCGGCACACCCAGCAACAGCGAGTCGCAGGGGTACTGCTGGCCACAGCTGCCGATGGCGCGGGCAATGTCGGTGACGCGCGGCGCATCGGTGCCGGTGAAGTAGGTCCGCTCCGTGATGTCGCCGGCGATGGGCCCGCGGGCAACGTCGACCTCGACCGCCCCCTCGCCCAGTTCCGAGTTCACCCAGTGGAGCCAGTACTCCCGGGCCATCAGGTGGATCGTGTTGACCGTCCCCGACTTGAACAGCTGCGACACGAACTCGATGTCGTTCCAGGCTTCGAGATCGCCGGACAGGAGCCTGGCGTTGATCGCGACCTGGGCGTGATCGGCGGGCAGCAACTGGGGCGCCAGCCTCGGGATCACCCCTCGGGCCGGCCGGATCGTGATCTTCATCAGCAGAAGCGGCGGGGCTGGACCGCGAGGCCGCGGGGCTGATGGCCACGGAGAGCCTTACCCTTGGCGTTCATCTTGGCCGTGTAGAAGCGCTGGCCGTGCAGCTGGACCTTGCCGGCCGAGAACCAGGCGGCGCCCTCGGTGCCGCAGGCCCGCGCGATGGCGCCATCGGCAATGGCGTGGTCCCACTGGCGCACTATGTCGTCGCCCAAGGTGGTCGCCGCCGCGGTGGGCTGCACGATGACCGACACCCGCACCGGATCCGTCAGGCCTGTGGCGTCCTCGGCAGGATACGGCACCAGTTCCAGGGCCGCCGGCGGCAGGAAGATGAACCAATACGGCTTCCCGGTCTTCTGGGCGACGTCCTTCTGCTCGGCGGGATACAGGGGGTTGCCCTGGTACTCCGCCGCGTCGATGCCGATGATCTCCTCGGCGGCGTCCGCCAGCGTCAGGTCGTAGAAGGCCTGGCCGGCAACCAGCGTCACCTCGATGGACCGGCGCGCGAACCACGAATCCCGGCAGAACTCCTGCGCGGCGTGCCGCAGGTGGTCGATCAGCACGAAATCCGGGCAGCCGGCGGCCTCCCGGCGTACCAGACCCAGCAGGGATTCGAGGGTGGCCATCAGTCGTCCTCACCCGTCTTGGCCGCGACATCCGGATCCTTCGGGGCGAAGCTGAACTGCATCTGGCTCTTAAGGCCGAGGGCGTTGGCAAACAGCGTCATGTAGGCGCCGGAGCGGTTCATGTCCCCGGACTTGCTGCTCTTGGCGTAGGCATAGCCCACCACCCAGTTGTGCAGCGGGCTCTCGTAGAGGTCATCGATGGGCAGCTCGTAGGCCGGATCGGTGACGGCGGCGGGCACCTTCACGCCCTGCAGTTCCACCCAGCCCGTGCAGCCCGGGTAGACGTGGAACACCCGCGGCAGGCGCTTGTCGTGCGTGTAGTGCAGCACGGCGGAGCCGGTCACGGTGTGCCAGTCCGGGTTGTTGTGGTCCAGCTCGTTGCGCTCGATCTGGCGGATCGCCTTGCCCGGGGTCAATCCATTCTCGCCCATGTTCCGGGTCAGGCCCAGGAACTGGCTGAACTCGGCCGGAATCTCCTGCTGCGTCCCGTCCTCAAGCTCGAACGGCTCGCTCACGGCGCCGGCGTCGGGCTTGGCGGCAATGACCGCCACGATCCCAGCATTGAGGTAGTCCAGAAGCTCAGCCGGCGGCCAGCGGACACCGGTCTCATCGAACAGCGTCTTGGCGGCTCGGTTCAGGATGACGGAACAGGCGATTGTGCCCATGGATTACTCCGGCTTCACACCAGCGAGCTCGGCCACCTTGGCGCGCAGCTTGTCGATGCCGGCCTTGTGGTGGAGGGTCACGCCGAAGGTATCCTTGGCGTACTTGCGCAGGGCCTCTTCGCTCGCCGTGCCGATCACGAACTCGCTCGCGGCTTCGGGCTCGGCGGCGACGTTGCCGCTGAACTCGTCGGCCTGGCGCTGCGCTTCGGCGGCAGCCTGCACATCCACGGCAGGGCCCTCGGCGATGCGCGAGCGCACCGCTTGCGTGACAGCCTTGCGGTCGGCGATGCGCTGATCGTGCGCCTGGCGCATGGCCTTGGCCGCGTGGGCGCGCTCATCGAACCGGCCCTTCGAGCGCTCGATGCTCTTGAGGTGCGACTCGGGTAGCTCGTCAACGATCTTGAAGTTGGACAGGCCGGCCAGTGCCGGCGAGTACGGGAAGACAGCACCGTCATCCCGGATGCAGTATTTGGTCATGCTGCGCTCCTAATGAAAAAGGGCCCCATTTCTGGGGCCCTCCAGCCGTTGCCGGCTTACTTCTTCTGGTTGTGCTTCGGGTCGCAGTAGGCCTTCCGGGTCGGGTTGGACTTCTGCGTGCCATCCGGCGTGGCGCCGGGCTTGGTGTACGGGTTGACCGGCTTGCCGATCTTTTCCTTGACGTTCATGTCGTGTTCCTCTTGGATTGGAATGGCCCCGGGTTGCCCCGGGGCTCAGGGTTACAGCGCGGACAGGTCCGGCGTGACGCGGCCCAGGGCCAGGTACTTCGGTTCCACCGTCTTGAAGCCGTACACCGCCAGGCCGCGGATCGCCGAGGCGAACTTGGTCTGCAGGCGGATGACTTCGGCGTTGATGAACTGGTTCGCCCAGGTCACGCCGTCCTTGTGGCCGGCGATGATCGGGGTCACGTTCAGCGACGCATCGGTGTAGTCCGTCAGCTGGTTGGACTCGTAGATGGTCAGTCCGTCGATGGTGCCGAGGCGGCCGTTGCGGATCACGCCTTCGCTGTCGCCGGTGACCAGCGCCGACTTCACGTCGGTGTTCTTCAGGATGCTGCAGTACCAGGCCGGCAGGACCACCCAGCGACCGACGCGGGAAACGCCCTGCTCCGTCAGCGCCTGGTTGAGGCGCATCAGGACCTTGATGGCGTTCTCGGTGTCGATCACCAGCGGGGCGCCGACGGCGCCGAGGTCGATGGTGCCGGACTTCGCGCCGGCGTTGGTGCCCTGGTTGTCGGCGTGCACCGTTGCCGGCAGAGCTGCCAGGAACTCGAGGTCCTGCTTGAGCACGACCTGCTCGGCGGCGTCATCGGCGTACATGTCCAGCAGGCCCATGTCGCTCTGGATGCGGTCGACGTCGTCCAGAACAACGGCGTAGTACTTACCCTTGTTCAGTTCGAGCTCGGTCGCGTTCTCCTCCGGGGTCTCGTAGGTGACGTCCAGGTTCTTCTGGTAGTCGCCCACGGTCACATCCGGCGTGCGGCGGATGACGACCTTGTCGCCCATCTTGGTGACCTCGCCCTCCCAGTCGTTGGAGGTGATTTCACCGCAAACCGTCATGTCGTAGTGCTTGACGGTCGCCTTCTGCGAGAACAGCGTCGGGATGTACTTGGAGGTACCCGCGCCGTTCGCCGACAGGTCCGGGTAAGAACCCGAAATCGGCATGTGTGCCATGTTTGAATCCTCTTGCTAAGTTGGTTGGTGCCTAGCCAATCCTTCCGGCGGCGTAGGCGTCATCGATCTTCTTCTGCATCTCGGCCTGCTCTTTGGCGCGGCCGCGATAGCGACCCCTCGACACGTCGGCCTGGAACTGGCGGATCTCGGCTTGCGTGACCATGGGCGCAGCCGGCGGCGGATCACCGCCACCATTGCCGGCGCCGGTCGGCAGCTGCCGCCTGCTCGGGTCGGGGTTCTGGGGCTTCGCACCCTGCGTCTTGAGGTAGTCCTTGAAGATACGGGCCACGCGGCCGGCATCTCGACGCTGCTCGAACGTCGCCAGCAGGGTCTGCCGCTGATCACCGGTGGTTTCGTCCACGCCGTGCAGGTACTGGTGGAAGCGCGGGTCAGCGTTGACCTGCTCCCAGTTCGGGACCTGCTTCGAAACCTCCGCGAGGAAGGCGTCGTAGGCCGACTTGGCCTGGTTCTGCTGCGACTGCTGCATGCTCTGGCGGGTCTGCGCGATCTCTTCGCGCAGCGGCGCCATCTCGGAATCCAGCGCAGCCTTCAGCTGGGGCTGCAGCGTTCGCTGGGCCGCCCGCAGCACGGACCGGAGGTGATCGGCGCCGTACTGGTCGATCTGCTCCTGGGTGAAGTGCTGGGTCAGGTCCACGTCCGCGACAGGGTCACGCTGCTGCTGCAGCTGCTCGACCTGCTTCTGCAGGTTGGTCAGCTGAGCCTGCGTGGCCTGCTGCTCGGCCTTGCGCTCATCCCGCTCCTTGCGGAGCACGCCTTCCACGGTCTGGAAGCGACCGCGCCAGTACTCCTCGCCCTGGTTGGGGGTCGGCGGGTCCTGCGGCGGCGGCGTGCCCGGGTCATCCGCTGGCGGCGGATCCTGGGGAGGATCGCCAGCCGGTGCGGGGTCCGGGTCCGGAATCGCCGGCGCGGGGTTGGGATTGAGCAGGGCGGCCTCCGCATCGGAGATAGCCTTCTGCTGCTGCTGGATGTTCCTCGGTAGACGACGGGTGCTCAT